GATCAATGCCAATGGGAAGACTTTAAGGAGGACTAATGACCTCAACCGACCTCCTATCCGCCGTCCTCGCCGACCCGTTCGATGACGCCCCGCGTTTGATTCTTGCTGATTGGCTGGAAGAGAACGATGACCCGGAACGGGCGGAGTTTATCCGGACGCAGATTGCGAATCCGGAACTTTATGAATACCAACACCGTCGCTTTTTGACTGAAAAGCCATTTGACTACAGGATCGGGTCTGTTGAATCAATTGGTCCAAGCATTTCTGACATCGGCGATATTATGGAATGCGAACTGTTGACACGCCGTGGCTTCCCCGACGAAATCCGCTGCACGATGGCTCAATGGATTGGAACTGACGAATGTCGGTCATGCGGTTCTTTTTCTCGTTCGTTGGGAATACCGGCGATTGATTTCTGCCTGACTTGCCACGGCACCGGCCGCACGCCGGGCATCGCGAAGGCCGTCTGCGAAGCCTGGCCGGTGACGCGGGTGGTGCTGACTGATCGAATGCCAACCTGCTCCACGTCAGGCGGTTCACGATGGCGTCTTGATATTGGGCTTGCTCAATTGGACTCGGGAATATTCCTTGGGCCTTATCGTTCGAAAACAGAAGCCGAACGAGTTGTCTCGCACGCGGCTGTTAACTACGGCCGACGACTCGCCGGGCTGCCGTAACTCAAACAAGGATAAACTATGCCAGGCGGAAGCATTGCCCGAATGCGGGCCAGGATCAACGAACAGCGGAAACAGTCCGGTGAAAAGCCGGTAGTCAAGAAGTGCTGCAAAATGGCGATACCCGGAATCCATTCGGGTAACTGCCCAACAAGGAAAAAAGATGCACAGTAAGCATGCTAAGACTGCAACGAAGGACGAAAAGAAACGATTTGAACGCATCGCAGTAATAGGTTGTTTGGCGTGCCGTCAACTCGGTATCGAGAACCCAGGCGAAGCAAATCACATAGTCGACGGCATGAAAAGAAAGGGACACAGCTTTTCTTACTGCCTTTGCCCGTGGCATCATCGCGGCGTTACGCCAAACGGCATTTCAGTAAAAGAGGCTACGACAATATTCGGTCCGTCTCGATATCACGACGGTCGATCATTCCGCAAAGAGTTTGGATCTGATGAAGAACTTTTGGAATATCAAAACGAATTGCTAGGCAAAAAATCCTGAACCCGCCCGCAGGCGGGTTTTCAAAACAGCGTCGGGTGATCGTCAGTTTTCTCGATCACCGGCGGTTTACGAGCAGGGAACAATGGTTGAACTTGTTTCCACAAAGCGATAAAAGCCCTTTGTGGCGTCTTGTATTTCCCGACCGAGTATTCACCGCCTGCTAACCTCGCACGAGCTGTAAACCGATCGTTGCTGCGCATAACCCACCGTGGCAAGATCACTTTACGAATCCCAGGTAGGGCGATCAGGCATTCCCAAGCGATCAACGGGAGTGGAAGCGGGTCCGCCGATCCGCGTGCGGCGATCCCTTTCGAGACAGCCATCCAAACTTTATGAGCTTCAGTTTCCGATCGGTACAACCCAAGCGATACCGAACCGCCGTTCTCACGACCGAGCCAGAGACGGGCCTGCCAGAGTGTTGAATTCCGTTTCCATGTAATCGGCCTCGCTCCGGTTCGATAACCGGCCGGCGATTCCCGTTTCTGAACACGATCGTCTTGATATTGTTGTGGTTCGATTTGAGAGAAATGAGGCGTTTCGTCGTTATGATTCCACCGTGGAGCCCATTTCGGAAATCGTTGTAATAAGTGGCCTGAATTCATATCGGCTCCGTATGATGATTACGGGCCGAGGTCTTTGGGCGGATCCGAGGTCCAGATCGCCGGGGGGAAACCCCCGGCGTTTCTATTTGGGAAGATAGCACGTTTGTGGACAACGGCAATTTGTCAGATATCATCGGCCGTATGAACGATCCACCTCGAATCCGCAATAAAGGCCGAATCACAGTCAAACTATCTGAACTGGAAGATTCGCCGGACAACTTCCGAACGCACCCAATCGACCAGGAGAACGCCCTCGCGAGCGTAATTGAAGATCTTGGCCTTTATGGGCATCCAGACGTTTATCTCACTCCGACCGGATACCGTTTGATCGATGGGCATTTGCGGAAGGCATTGCTCATCAAAAAGTACGGTGAAGATTACGAGATTGAAGTGAACGTCACCGACTTCGACGAGGCAGAGGCGAAGAAAGCCATGTTGACGCACGACCCATTATCGGCAATGGCGACCGTGAACGAGAAAAAACTGACAGCATTACTTGATGAAGTAAAGATCAAAGGACCGCTCGGCAAGTTGTTGGATGAACTGGCCGGCGGCGATGACAAGGAACCGAAACCGATCACGATCGATTTGAAACCGCAATTCGCGGTCATGGTGAAAGTGCCAGACGAGCAAACGCAGAAACAACTCATGGAGCAAGCCGATCAAGCCGGCTTTGAAAACTCGGCCGTTGTCACCGGCCTGGCACCACCGAAGAAAGTCGAACAGATCGAGCCGCCGGCGGCGGGTATGATTCGAATCACTCGGCAGACAAAGATCAAACGCACAGCCCGAGTCCGCCAGGTCGAAGGAATGTTCGATCTTCCAAAGCAGACCGAGAATCAACGAACATGGGATTACAACCTTGAACTGCCGGCGGAGTGGAATCTCGGCCTCATTGTCGGGCCGAGCGGATCCGGCAAGACGACTCTTGCCCGTGAGTGGTTCGGCGATCATATCGTTAGCGGTTGGGAATGGCCGGCGGAACAATCGATCGTTGACGGCTTCCCCGAAGGGATGACGATTCACGAGATAACTGGCCTTCTTTCATCGGTCGGATTTTCGAGCCCGCCAAGCTGGACAAAACCGTATCACGTCCTCAGCAACGGAGAAAAATTCCGCGTCGACGTCGCCCGTACCCTTGCGGAGAAGCCAGAACTTGCGGTGATCGATGAATTCACTTCGGTCGTAGATCGGACCGTAGCACAGATCGGATCGTCTGCAATCGCAAAAGCCGTGCGCCAGACCGGGCGCCGCCTGGTTGCCGTCTCGTGCCATTCCGACATCATTGAATGGCTCTGCCCCGATTGGGTGCTTGACGTCGAAACCGGCCTTCTAACCCGGAGGTTACTTCGGCGACCCTCAATCAACCTCGATATTCGCCGGGCTGACCGGTCAACGTGGAAACTGTTCTCTCAGCATCACTATTTGAACCATGACATCAGCAAATCGGCGGCGTGCTACGTCGCTAGGATCGGCACCAGGCCCGTAGCGTTCTGCGCCGTATTATCGGCACCGCACCCAACGGCGTCACGCTGGCGAGCAAGCCGAATCGTTTGTCTTCCCGATTATCAAGGAATTGGGATAGGAAACCGGCTTTTGGAAGTAATTGCGGCGGGGTACTACGCGACGGGAAAAGAATTCTCGATCGTGACCTCGCATCCGGCAATGATCGCAACGTTAGCCAAATCGACAAAATGGCGTTGTAGTCGCGAGTACAGCACGAGCCTATTCAGCAAGACTCTTCCATACCTTGACCAGCGAGTAACGTGCGGATTTGTTTTCACCGGCGAACCGAGCGAAGAATATGCCCGGTCACTCGGCTTACTTAAAAAGTGAAACCATCGAGCGGCGGGAGATTGGCCAACTCCCGCATATACGAAACGCAGACTCTTGCGAGCGCATTGCTAACATCAAGACGTGAGCGATGATTATCGAGTGCCTTCCAATACTTCGATGGAAATGAACCGAGACCACCTAAATAATAAGTATCGTTTCCAAGACTTGCATGAATCACGGCATCGGTGATAACGACTTTCGTCACCGGCCAACTTTCGCCGACACGTTTAGCAATACCGCCTTCAATAATTTGACCTTTACAAGCAGGACATACTTCACGACTACCGCCAGCGCCATCCGTTAAAAATCCAGGCGTTGCCCAACATCGACCGCAATGACGACCAATGAAATCAGATTGCGTGCAGCGAATCTCGTCTATAAATCCCCGGCGAGTAATTACCATCGCCGAAGTACCTGAAACATTTTTTACGTCAAACATTACGCAGGTCGAACAAACATGCGAAGGCCCGCGTGCGCCACAGATGCAATTACCAGAAGCATTGTTAGCTATTTGGTAACGAATAAATTCGGCTCGTTTTAATTGCTCGTTTCCTTCATACCAATCGGCAATAATCAAACGCGGCAAATCATCGAACGGGTTTTCCAGTATAGCCTGAATCAATAATCGTTCTTCATTTTCCATATCATCCTCGAATTAAATGCGATACCAGCGAATCATCAACGTTGAACAAGTTCTGATTGCCCTTATACGGGATCGGAACTTCGAACGCTCGTGGATTTAATAAGACCCAGCAATACGGTCCTTGTGACCACTTTGAATATTTCTGTTGTTTGATCGTTTCGCGGAAAATATGGAAGCAATCAACGACATCGACAACGCCGACGATTGCACCTTTCGCGAGCGATTCCCACGGCGGCAATTCGCATTGATAAAAACGATACCATGATTCCGGCATCCAGGCGTCATAACTCTTCCGCGACTTCGCGGCGTGAATCAGAAGCGGCCCGCGATGTTTGATTGGCCAGATTCGATTCTCAACATCTTTCCCTTGAGTGAGAATCGAGAAGGCCCAGGGCTGATGGATTGAAAGGCATTTCACGCGGCACCTATCTTTCTTTGACGCAGCATAGCATCGGCAGTTAAGTAGGAAAGATACCCTAGATAATCAGGGAATTCATCGGTAGTTAGACCTTTTGCTTTAAGGAAATCCTCCCAATGTTGATCTATCAGAATATCGTGAATAAGACCCTGCATCGCTTTTGCGGCGAAGTGATCTCGCAACGACATTCCTTCATCGGAATGTGGCGTTGGGAGAGGAAACGCCGGCCCACCATCATCGATAGATTTTGGAGTGTTCACGCGGCACCTGCTTTCATTGGTTGTCGGGATTGTCGTGTTGAAGAAAGAGCCGTGGATCGATTCCCCGGCCAGATTGGTTTTGATTAGAGTGCAAGAGCGAGAAGTTGACCGGCAGCCGCATCGATTTGAGACCGACGATCGGCAAACCCGAACGTCTGCGAGACACGAGTGAGACCGTTAGCAAATCCCCACAACGAGAACGGATTGCCGTCGACTGGATTCGCCGTGGCTTCTTCGATCGCCGTTTGCACGATATCCAGATTCAACGCTTCCGGCAGGCCGTGGCGACGTTTGCGGTTCGTCAGTTTGAAGATCCCTTCGAGGATATCCTGCGAATTCGTACCGAGGATAAACTCTTTGGCCTTCTTGATCCGCTGCTCATCGGCGGCTGACGACTCTTGCAGATACTTCCCTACGCTGCCTTCGATCTCGACAGTGAAACGCCCCTCGACATTTCCGATATGACGGACCGCGACATCGAGCACGTTATCAGCACCCCAAACAATGTGATTCGAGCAAACGTGTCGATAGTAGAACAGAGTCATCTTGAGAGCGGACGCCCCGACTTCGCTATTCGAGATAAAGAATCCGCGGCTGAGACCGCCGTCTGTTCCGTCGTTGATTCGGTAATCCTCATTGACCATGAACGCAAACATATCGTGATCGCTGGCGTAGATGCCGGCAGGAGCAATCGGATCACCCGGTTTGATACCGAGCCCGGCCATCCGAACATCGAGGCAATCCTGTTCGGTTGCGAAGCGAACGTTGTTGCCCGTCATCGTGCCCGGTCGAGCGGGCGGCACTTTCCATCCGTTCGCTTGCAAACCGCCAAGTCGTTCGAAGACTTGGTGATTCCAGAATCGAGTATATTTGTCGCTCGTGAGAGCACGTAAGACCGGAACGTTCCCGCCGTGAACGAGACCCGTCTTTTCGAAATCGTCGCGGCCGGCGAAGTGATTGTCCAGACCGACATCGAGACACTTCGAAGCGAGACCAACCGGCAGTTTGCGAAGATATTCAGATGGTGCGCCGGCCATGCGAGCGAGTTGACCGAATGACCAGTGAGTCATTGTCACCGGACCCGAACCGTCACCGATCGAAAGAGCGAGATTAGAACCCGACTCGATAAGTTCAGCTTTGCCGAAATCGATTACCCGTTCTTCGGCGACGTCTGCGTAACCTTTGCAGAACTGATATGCTTCGTCGATTGTCCAGAAACGTTGATCGGCCGGCCGACTTGCCCACTGTGCGGATGCCTGGTAGAGATTGTTGCTCATCATAAGCCCTTTCAAATTTTATGACCGAGGACGTTTCACCGTCTCAGGGTCCGTTTGTGTCCGGGTCACACACTTGGCCCGTCTCACAACATCAATCTAACATCGGCATCGGGGGAAGCAAGGACGGCATTCCCAACCGGCTCGACCTGAATGGCTAAACTCAAGGCCGGCCCGGCGGTAGGTGGAAAAAATATTTTCGGAATTCTTTCGGATTAAACTTTGGCAACCGTCTCGGCCTGCGATTCCATCTTTTCAGTGACCAGTTTCCGAACCCCAGCATTCACGGAACCGCCGTAACCGCGTAGGAACGTCTGTTCTTCCGGAGTCAGCTTGACGCAACAAGGCGCCTGAACCCCGCTAGGATCGAGGCGTGGTCGACCTGGCCCGCGTTTCGTTTCGTTCTTCGACATCGGTTCACTTTCGTCGTTGATCGAGTCTGACGACTCGAAAAGGATCTCGACAGCTTGCGATACGGTTTCATCGATCGACATGGGCGTTGACCTTACCCGAACTGCGGGCGATTACGTTTTTTATCTTTCTCATCAAGACGTAGCATGTAATCACCATTCGGGCAAAACCAACTTGCACCTCCCCAATCGACTCCTTTGATTACAACGTCTTTTGACCTAATGCCTTTTTTGTTCAAACTTCGACAATCTGCATCGGCTTCGACGATTACGTTTACCATTTGTCGAAGATTTGATTTGCACTTTGGGCATTTCATTGTTCTGCCTTATTGAGTTTGTTTTGCGGCCAGGCGTTCGGCATCCCGACGCATTAGTTTTTCGGACGAGGGCAGTAAACTTTCCAAGCCTCTTCATCACAGATTATCGCTCTTGAAATGCTCGTAACCGGGATCAATTCAAGTTCACTCGGCTCAAGCAATTCGGTATCGCGTTGCGGACCTTTTTTGGCGATAACGGAAAGTTGAGCACGCGAACCGTAGCGACGAATAACGCGGCAATTTTGGAATTTAATGAATAGATCATCGCGTTCTGCCCATCCGACCAAAACCCACGGATACCATCCACCCGGCATAGAAAAAATGTAGAGTCCATCATTCACGGCAAATCCCTCTGGTATTTTTGATTTTGAACATGGACCACCACCACCACCACCACCACCACCATCACCACCACCACCACCACCACCACCACCACCACCATCACCACCACCACCATCACCACCATCACCACCATCACCACCAACACCACCACCACCACCACCACCACCACCATCACCACCACCAACAAAATTCCAGTAGATACCATGATCCCGAATTACACCGGCCAACGATGGAGATTCGGATTCATCTAAATAATCAGCCATAATCAATTGCTGGAAACGGTCATGCGGATTCGCAACGACGGCATCCATCAGATCCCGATAAGTACTCATTGGATTCCTCACATCATGCGAAAGTAAGTTGACGACTTTCTTCGATCGAGCCCCACTGCTCGGCCATTGCTTCGGCGATCCCGTCAAAAGTAAGAGACCGGATTTTCCATCGATCCTTGCCCGGCGGTGCGAGCCAGATCGAATTCCATTTCTTCCAATCAGGATCCGTATTGACCGGCGGTGTTAGAACTCGCGTCGGCTTTAATTTTGGAAGACCTTTCAACCAGAAACAAGTCGCTTTGAAATTCTCGTGGCCAAACTGCCAGGGTTGAATGATTTGATCCGGCTTGCGGAACAACGTCGACAACCGTGAGATTGGATTCTCGATCACGATCTTTTTGACCGGCAAGGCGGCGATCCGTTTCACAAACTTGATCGCCTCAGCTTGCAATCCCAACTTCTCGGTCGGATCGTGCCAGTAACCAGACTTCCCTTTTTTGACCCAGTGGCGAGTCAACCAACGGGCACCACTGACGGCGAGGTGCGTGCATGGCGGGTGAGCAATCAGCAGATCGTAAGACTCGATATCCTCGACACTGAACAGATCACCGGCTCGGTGTCGTGCCCCGTGTTCACAGTCATCGGCGTACTCGGCCTCATCTTCGGTCGGACCCAGGCACGTACACTCGTGGGCCGGCAGCTGATGCTCGTGACAATACGGCTCGTCATATTCGCAGTCCTCACAGTCAGGCGTGAACTGCTCGTGATTCCAGCAACCGAAATCACCGCGGAACTTTACCGAGTCAGGCAGCGATTCGGTCGACAACAGATCGCACGACCGAGCGTAATGACCGCGACGATTGAAGGCGTTTCGAACCTTCCCCGAATGCTCACAGGCGATTAGAACACGCATGATTATTTCCACAGATTGTCTTGATAGTCTTCGGTATCGGTGTAATGAATTGCCCGACGCGGCTGATCATCGTTCGATTCTTCGATTGGGTTATCGATCATCCACTCAAAGAACGCAGCGGCGATATCCACGGGCGTATCAGAAACGATCTCGACGGCGAAACCATCTTCCCCCGATTCTTCTTTCGCCCGCTCTTTGGCGTCTTCAATAAACTCAAAGAACTTCGCAACGACAATATGACGGGCCAACGTCACCTTGGTATCAGATTCGGATTTGCCCGTCTTGCTCGTGGCGTCCATAATCCGGCGGCACCGGTCAACGTTCCTCGACACGACCGCAAGCAACCGATCCTTGAACATCGGCACGCCATTTTCATCGGCGTAATTCGAGACCGGCCTCGACAGATCGAATTGACCGCCAGTCCGTTCTTTCATTTCCGCGATGAAAATAAGACAGTCCTGCCGCGTTGCACCGTAGGCCAGGCCGGGTAAATCGTTCATGTTCGTTATCCGTGAAGAGTGAAAGGCTGCGATTAAAGTCAAAAATTATTGATCCGTCCAAAATGACGAAACAAGCAAATAGAGTTTGTTAAAATCGGGATGCTTTGGATTTGTTACAGTTTGGATTGAAACAAATTCGTTGATGTTGGAATGCGGCACTCCCCATTCCGCAGTAATCGCACGTCGGGCCTCGATAAGACGATCGCCAGTAAATTCGTATTCGTGAAAACCGCATGATTTTTCACCAGTAACAATTCGATCAACTTGAAGAGATAAACCGTATTGTTCGGCAATTTCAAATAATTTTGCACGAGTCATTATCATACCCTCAGTAAAAGTAACCAGTCTCGCGGCGTGCGATCCTACGGCACTTCACCGGTCCCCGCAGCAATGACGGGAACCGGGGAAAAGCCATTGAATTTAATAACCGGCCAGTTCTGCGTTTCGATCGTATTGACGAGCGTTTTCTTTTTGCCAGTTTGGAGTTTGAAGAATCGGTTGGCAGAATTCATCGCCGTCTGCGAATTGATCATTAACGGCAAGTTCTGCGATATTGCAAGTCACCGTCGAATCGTAACCGTGATCACCGTCACAATCGCGGCCACGACTCGACCATTCGGAAATGATCGTATCACCGTCGCGGCTCCACGTTGTTACCGTGGCACTATAACCCTCATCGGTTGCCCGGCTATCGCAGGCTGTTAATGAATCGCCGTCTCGCAGACTAATGCGAACGAAACCATCGTGATGCCATACCCAAAATCGAGCGGTCAGAATCGTGTGTTTATTCGACGTCGGAAGTGCGTTTGTCGTTGCCATTTGAACTCGCTCCTGCGAAGTTGTTTGGTGTGCGTTACGAAGATACTTTAATACCGAAACACGATGGCGTCAAGGAAACAGTATCAAAATATTCCGGAAAAATGAAAATCGTTGGCCTGTTTTACGTAAACTCAATAACTTCAAGGACTAACAAACCCGCCAACTGGCGGATTTGCAAAATCACCTTAAAAACAAGGCAAAAGCCGTGTCGATTCAGAAAATCGTCAAAGTTCCCAACCCGATACTAAGGCAGAAATGCCCTATTATTACAGCGATTACCGATGAAATCCGCCAAACGGCCACCGACTTGATCGACACAATGCGAAAGCATCGAGCACTCGGCATTGCTGCCCCGCAAATTGGCCAGGCTTTGCGTTTGGTCGTGCTCAACACTTCGAACGTCGAAACAGTCGATGGAACGGAGATCGTCGCCCTGAACCCGATTCTCGAGTTGGGAACGAGCCAGCGAATAGCCGAAGAGGGATGCCTATCGGTCCCCGGACTCTTCAAACCGATCAAGCGGGCGACAAATATAACCGTCGAATACACCGACCTCGATGGCCAACGCCGGCACCTCATCGCGACCGAAACCTTTGCCCGCGCGTGGCAGCACGAGTGTGAACATCTCGACGGCATTCTGATTCTCGATAAGTAAGACCGCGTACCAATTTCGTCACCTGCCGAAAATGATCCGATTACCCTTCAACCTCGATAAAAGGAAACCCCATGCGAAAAATTACCTCACACCACGTCAAAGACCAGGCCGGCGAATTGGAGATCGTCGTAACCGATGACAAAGCCAGCGGCGGAGCGAACTCGCATTACCAGGTTATCGACGTCTCAAAGCAGAACACGGCCCCCGACGCCGATACGGTCATCGCGGAGATCCAATTCCAGAACGGGCCAATCCCAACCGCCGGCGTCAACGGCGTCACGAATGAAGTTCTGATATCGATCGTCATCGATCGGCTCGAATCGTTCCAAGACGGGAAACTCGCGAACCGCTACAACAATGCGGCACTTCACAGCCTGCACTCGGCACTCGCTTCTCTGAAACAGCGAACTGTCGACCGGATGGAACGCGGCGTCGAAGGGAAGATGGAACAGTAACCAGGAGAGGCCGAACATGCACTGGATCATAAATCTGTCTCTCTGTTTTCTCGATGATGAAAAGACGGTCGACTCCGTGCTCGATCGAACCTGCCAGATCTTTATCGGTCTCGCGTTTTGGATTTACCTGTCCCGGTGAACCGTCAAGGATTACTTGACAGTTGAAACCCATCGAGTAATATCTCCAACGCGGTCGACCGGGTGCAACGAGTTTAACCGGCTCAATGGTTCACACTCGGAACCGCTACAGCGGGAAACCCTTTCCAAAGAACGATTGGAATGCGGCGTACCGTTTTTTTGTGGCGTGGAGCAGTGGTAGCTCGTCGGTCTCATAAACCGAAGGTCGCGAGGTTCAAATCCCGCCGCCGCAACTCGACACTTCTCAGCCGAATCCGGCACCATACTCAAAACGTATTCCATCATCGTAAACCGGGTGCGAAGGCACCTTTACGACATCTTGTTTTTACTTCGTACAATCAAACGGCATCGCATTATTGACCGAACGCTTATGACACCGAACAACCAAAACGAAGATTATGGGACAACTCTGGCCCTACTTTGGCCTGAAACTGCATCGGCCCCAGGGGAACCGGCGGATCGAAATCTCGATGATGAACGATTCATCATGGCCGAACGTCGGGCAAAAGCGGCTCGACTTTATCAACAGAAAAAAACCATGCGGCAAATCGCCGCCGAATTGAAGGTCTCACTCAATACAGTTCACACGGATATTCACGCGGTCCTTGCCGGGTGGAAACTTTACGCACGTCAAAACATCGCTGAGTTGATCGTCTCGGAATTGGCTCGACTCGCAAACCGTGAGGCGGATATCGAGATTGAATGGGAGCGAAGCAAAACGTCGTACAGCGAAGACAGCGCACAAGCTGGAACACGCGGCCAGAATCAATTCGGCCAGACATCACGAAAGACTCGCCAGCGATACGGCGATCCGCGTCTTGCGGCGTTGCTTCTCAAATGTTGGGAAATGAGATGCAAATTGCTCGGCATGTTGAAACCTGATGACCTTTCAGCACGAGCCGATTCGCTTCCGCCGGTCAAACTCATTGCCGGGATCAATCCCGTCGACCTGGTGTAACCAATGACGTCCGAATTGGAAACCGTATCGAAGGCCGAAGCGGAACGCGGACGATTCTTCGACACCGGTCGGCCAATCGTTTCGGAATTAATGCGTTCACGCGAAAGCCGGATCCTTCTGCATGGCCCGCTCTCATGCGGCAAGACTCGCGGCGCTCTCGAAAAAATGCGAGCAGCATGTTTGAAATACGATCGATGCCGGTGGCTCTTACTCGGGCTCGTCAGAAAGTGGCTCACAAAATCGGCACTGGTGACGTGGGAAGAAAAGGTCATAGTCAAAGGCGAGTTGATACCCGACCGCGTTCAGCGTGACCGACGCAGCCAATATCGATTCCCCAACGGTTCAATCATCGACGTCGCAGGCCTCGATGACCCGCAATCTGTTCTGTCGACCGAATACGACGGCGCGATCGTCATCGAAGCGAACAACGTACCACGGGCCACGATCGAGATCCTTGACGGTCGACTCCGATATGGACGGATGCCGTACCAACAGTTGATGATGGACTGTAACCCACAGTCACCGCGTCATTGGCTTTACAAAGCAATGCACGACATCGTAAAGCGGGAAGATGGCAGCGAGGGACCGTGGCTCAAGGGAATGGCGTTTCGTCATACTGACAACCCGGCACTTTATAACTCCGATGGAACGAGAACGAAATACGGCAATGATTATTTGCCTCGAATTTATCAATACACCGGCGTGCGTTTCGCTCGTTACGTCGAAGGTCGATGGGTCCAGGCCGAGGGCGTTGTCTACGATCGGTGGGATGAAGCGCTCAACATCGTTCCGCGATTCAAACCGCCATCGGATTGGCGGCGAGTCTGGTCGATCGACTTCGGATATACGAACCCATTTTGCTATTCCAGCGATACCGAGATTTTGACATCAAACGGGTGGAAATATTTTACAGAACTTAAACCAGCCGACGCAGTTGGAACGGTCAACCCGAATAATCGCCGCATGGAATGGCAAATTCCACTCGACTACATCGTCAAACGATTTGACGGTGAAATGATTAACGGTTCAACGACTCAGTGCGGTGCAGATTTTCTTGTCACTCCGGATCACCAAATGGTACTTGAACATCGAAAGTCCGGACGGTGGGAAAAGAGACGGGCTGACGAAATGCCGATGGGATGGTCCATTCCTACAGGATGGGAACCATGCGAAGGCGATGATGAAGATTTCGAATTCACCGTCGAAAAAACACGATCCAACCAACGCGAATTACCGCCCACTACTCGTGGAAATTTCGCAGAATTTATTGGACTCGTTTTATCAGAAGGGTATGTCAAACTAAATCAAAAAGGTGGAGGATATGTTCGAATTGCACAGAAGAAAAACACGGATGAAGTTCGTCGTATCCTTTCTGCGTTAGGATGGGAATGGTCCGAAAGCATCAACAAAAAAACAGGCGTGATAGATTTTTCTATCGGCAGCCGACAACTCGCCGAAAAACTTACTCAATGGGGATGCGGCGTTAAATCATTATTAAAATACATCCCCATAGAATTAATGTCATGGGGGACTGGATGCCTTCGCCGTCTTCTCAATGGTCTTTTGCTTGGCGATGGTAGCCCAAGACGAAAAAATGAATCAGGGCAAATAAATTCATCGCGTCGTTATCACACGTCTTCACTAAGACTCGCCAACGACATTCAAGCAATTGCCGCTATTCTTGGAATGCCGACAAAAATGCACGTTGTAAAGCGGGGCAGCGGTTACGCTAACCCATCAAGCGACAAAATGTATATCGTGCAATTCCATTCCAAGAAAAGAGCAGCAATAGAAACCTTGAAAATAAATCGAGTTGAATACCACGGTAACGTTTATTGTGTTACGGTCCCGAACGGGATGGTAATTGTTCGGCGAAATGGTCGACCGATGCTATGCGGAAATTGCTGGCAGGATTGGGCGATCGATCACGATGGCCGAATGTATCTCGTGCGTGAAATCTATCGCACGAAACTGCTTGTGGAAGACGCGGCGGCACTGATCAAGCAGATTGCTTCGGACGTACCGAACCCCGAGGCGATCGTTTGCGATCACGACCGCGAAGACCGAGCGACATTGGAGCGGCACCTTGGATTGCGAACGATACCAGCACAGAAAGAAATCCTGAACGGTATCGATGAAGTATCGAGCCGAATGAAGCCCGCCGGCGACGGTCGACCGCGACTATTCATCATGGATCAAACACTTGTGGGAAGTCCCGATGAAGATCTTGTTGAAGCGAAAGAGCCGACCGGAATTCTCGGCGAAATGGATGAATACGTATGGGCGAAATCCCAGGATGGCCTTGTAACGAAAGACAAACCAGACGATAAAAGAAATCACTCGATGGATGCAATGCGTTACGCAGTCAAGTATGTCGACGGCGGCAGTCAACCGGCATCGGAAGATTCCTATTCCACGCCCGCACCCGACCGGGAAATTGACGCAATGTTCGGCAATACACGGGAGCCGTTATGGGGCTGATGGAAACGTTCTCGAATGGGCTTGCCGCACTTTCGAACGGCTTCGCTTCAATGTTTGGAGCCAGCAAAGACCACCTCGAATTCCAGATGTTCCGTGAAGGCATTTCCGCGCCTGCCGGCAACCACATCACGACGAACCCATACCCGCCGCCGTACCAGCAACCGCAAGACCTCGACCGATACGCGGGCGAGACGAACGAAATGCGGATTGCGTATTACAAGTTCCACGCGACCGAACCGGCATTCCAAGCGGCGATCGACGGTAAGGTTGCCGCTATCGCATCGCTCGATGTCTCGGTCCTGCCACCGGATGAAGATTCGGCAGCGGATAAGCGAGCCGCAGAATTTATTCGTGATGCGGTCGAGAACGCGCCCGGCGGTTGGTCCGGCCTCATCACGAAGATCTTGCAACCTGCGTTTCTGTCCGGATTCAGCGTGACGGAAAAGTGGTATGCCGGCGTTGCTGACGAACAGTATTTCGTTCGCATCCGTCCGAAGTGGCGAGGGTTTTGGGCGCCACGTCGATACGCATCGATCGATACGCAATATCTCCGCGTTCAACTCAATGACACTCGCGAACTGATCGGCATCGTCAACACGCGGCGAGGTCTCGAAGGCTACACGCCCGAACGAGTCATATTCTACACGAACAGGAAAATCTTTGAGAACCCTTACGGTCGATCGGACGGCCGAAGTGTGTACCGAGCGTGCCAGCTGATCGACAATGCGTTTAAGCTCTGGTACATCGCGATGAAGAATTATTCGGCACCATTCCTCACGGGCAAAACGAAGTCACAGGGAAAGATCCGTGCCGCGTTTGAGACCGCATTGCAGAACGCACGAGCCGGCGGATATATTCTCTGCGCGGATGAAGACGTTGTTGAAGTTTTGAATCTTGCGTCAGCCACATCGTTTCAGGCGTTCAAGGAAAACATCGACAAAGCACGGCAGGAGGTTTATCTCGGTGTCCGCGGTGCGTTCCTTCCATTCCTCGAAGGGATGCAACAAGACGCCCGTGGCGATACGAAGGTCCACAAGACGGCGAGCGATGCGATCGAGTACTTGCTCGTGCAAGGCGTCTGCGAAGTCATCAATCACCAGGTCATTCCGGATCTTGTCATCGCCAACTTCGGCGAGCAGTGCGGCATCCCGACGATGACATTGGGTGGAACCGATTGGGCAGAGACAAAGGCTCAACTCGATGTTGCTGATATTCTCGTGAACAAATTCCGCATCCCGGTTTCGAAAAAGAGTCTTTACAAAGTCTCTCAAATGGAACCGCCACGGGATAACGACGATGAAGCGGGCCCGGCACCATTACCACCGCCACCGACCAACCCGCCAGCTGGCGGGTTTGGGTTCGGCCAACAATTCGGCAGCGTCGGCCAAGGTCAACCAATCCAATTCGTTTTGATGCCGAACCAACCAAAACCAATCGAAATTGGAAGGGGGTCCGCCGCGAACACGGCGGGAACCTTTTCAGTAACCAATGACGTTCAGCAGTATGCAGATGCGTTTATCGAGAATGAACAGGGCCAGATTCTTTTGCTGAAACGCAAATCGACCGATACTTTCCATCCGAACGAATGGTGTTTACCGGGTGGAAAGATCGAAAGTGGAGAAGACCCGCTCAAAGCCGCATCGCGTGAAGTGCAGGAAGAGACTGGACTAACTGCCAGCCTTCGACCGCATAAAATTTACCAGAACGATAACGGAACGATCTCGCACACGTTCGCGGGCAATGCCGGTAACTCCGGTGTCTTTCTCAACGGTGACGAACACGTTTCGCATATGTGGGTCGATGACACGCGAAAGGGGTACCCTCGAATCAATTTCATGCTCGAAACAAAGCAGCGTCTTGACGATTACTTCAACGCAAACAAAGAAACGTTTTCAGCCGAACCGACCGAAGAACCGAAACCGCCTGAACCGAAAATCGCTATCGCCGGCGAGGATGGCCAGGCGGCAATTCACCTTGTCAAATCCGCGATGGATGCCGGCAAAGCGGTCCTCGAATCGATCACCCGCGATGCGATCGAGCGGAAACTGAATCACCATACGGGCCCGCTCTTCAACGAGGACGAAACCAAACGTCTTGCCGATGCACTCGCGTCGACGAACGCCACGGCCGAACTACTCGGTCGATATCGAATCCGTGAACGACAAAAGACCATGGACCAGGGCAAACGATTCGCGGCGTTGGCACCCGGATCGAGCCCGCCACTGGTCAAGCCGATCCCACCGGAAGCGGCGTTGAAGTATTTCCGCGACCTCATGCCATCGCTGGCACCGATCCCCGACTTTGACGAACGATGTCATCGAACGGCGTTCACGCTGGCGCTGCACACTGGTAGCGTCATGCTCAAATCGGTTCAGGATGCGATCTCGACAGCACTCGCGGAAGGGAAACGTGGAACCGGCACCGTCACCGAGATATTGAACCTTGCCGGCGTCTCACCGTCGAACCCGCAGTATGCCGATATGGTCTTTCGCTCAAATGCCTGCGATGCGTTAAACGCCGGGGCTGATGCTGAAAGAATGGAACCGGATGTTATCGATGAGTTCCCGGTCTGGCAATATCTTGGGATAGATGACGGAAGACAAGGTAAAGACCACGAACCAAAATTTAACAAATACTACGATTCAAGTTTAACGTTTAACCAAGTGCGAGGTCCAAGAGTTTTCAACTGTAGATGCGGCCAACAGGCGATCAGCAGAGCCCAATGGGAAAGATTGCAGAAACAAGGGGCAGTAAAAGAACAATCAATTTGATAGAATTTGGCTGGGCATCGAATTAGTGGTTCGATGCCCAGCCTGAACAAAACTAACCTTTAGGGAGGTCAGCCATGTCTACTATCCAACATAGAAAAAGATCAACCCATCGGCAGAGTTTAGGGAACAAGAAGTCCAGACTTTACGATGCGTGGATCAACATGATGAAAAGATGCTACGAACCAAAATGCGAAATGTTTTACAGATACGGCGGCAGAGGGATAACAGTTTGTGCACGCTGGAAGACAGACCGAATTGCTTTTTTTAACGACATGGGTGAACCACCATCGAAACGTCATTCGATCGACCGAATCGAAAATAACAAAGGATATTGGTGTGGCAAACCAGAATGTTCTGAATGCGGCCCGTCTTCGCGAACGACAAACGTAAAATGGTCAACCACCGAAGAACAATCGGTGAACAAATCCAACAACCGGTTTATCACTTATGACGGGACAACAAAAACGATTGCTGAATGGTCCAAGATAACCGGGATTGACCGAGGCGTTATTGAAATGCGTCTTTACACTTTGAAATGGTCGGCGGAAAAGACATTGACTGAACCAATCAAAAAGGCAACAACTTTAACCCACAACGGAGAAACGCTCACGGTAAAAGAATGGGCTGATCGATGCGGGGCAACAACGGCAGCAATATTTTTAAGAATCAATCGGCTTAAATGGGATATCGGACGAGCGGTTACTACGCCAAGTCGCGGACGGAGATATTGATCAATCGAAGGGAATGGGCTCGACTCGTGAAAAACGGGGCGACGTTTGCGAACGTTTCATAGAATGAGAACCGGTCGGGCCATGCTCTCCAACATGACCCGACCGTGAACACAATCACCTGTAAGGAGGTAGATCATGTCTGACGGCAAGCATATCGAAATCTGTGACAAAGAAACACACCAAAAATTAGATCGTCTGCCAAACGACTACACGCCATGCCCGACGTGCGGAGCGAAACCGGTATGGGGCACGGTCACACTGATCGGCGGCGATAAGTGGTCGGTCATTGATCGATGGGAACGTGATCTATCTGTCAGCGTAAGCGATTGCTACACGCACGTCGGCATTGACCCGGCAGGCGGGCAGAGTTGGACATCATCGTACATCATTGATTCGGTTAAGCACATTCGGGAAAACATTCAGATCAATCTCAGCTTGCCCGAATACAACCCGTGCGATTTTCCACGACCAAAACTCAGTAGACCGCAAGGCGATTTCAACGGCATCCCCTACTTTGTGAATCAATATCTTTGCGAAGTTAAACACGTTCGATTCCGTCGCAACCATCGCAAGGCCAGGATCAATAAGAAGTGGCACAAGAAATACGGTGCGATCACTCGATGCGTGGCGAACCCCGTGGAAATAAAAGGCATGGGATTTTTTATGTGCCCGTGTCGTGAAAGAGAACTGAAAGAAGCGATCAAGAACCCAACGCAAACCACGGTGAGTAGCAAATGATTGCACTAAGCCAGATCCCCGACGATGCGACTTGCGAAACGTGCCGATGGTGGGAAAATAAAGTTAGACATGGCCCATGCAAAGGGCAGCAACTTTACGGCGAAGATAATGGTGTCTGCGTTAGATACCCGCCATCGATATCTGATCGTACTGCTCGTGACAAGCATATTTTGTGCGGCGAATGGACGCCGATACCAAAGAGCAAATCCTGAAATCCAAAACCCGCCAATTGGCGGGTTCCTTTTTTAACGTCACTTCTCTCGATCACCCGTTGAAATTTTCCAGCACGGCTTCGGCCAAAACCAATGCCGCATCCACGTCACCAACGAGCACAGCGTAAGCAAGTCTTTGATACTCGGTCATCGTTCTCCGATCGACTGCCAGGAACGTGATATGCTCGAATGGCGGGCGATGGGTGAATGAAAGAATGCCAGCGAAATGATCGGGCGTAGAAAACGGCTCGATGATCGGCTCGGCTTGAAAAGAAAAATCTACCGTACAATGATGCTCAGTCGGCTGCGATCCTGAATAGATCCAGCTGACGTTTATTCGGTCATTTCCCTCGACGCCAGTCACCATTAAGCGGCCTCTGATCACTTCAACATACGAATCGCATTTCATCGCTGGCAACTGTTCGCCTTAATGTTCTTGCATGGCTATCGCCAAGCAACCACCACTGCCAAACGGATCGGGTCCGAAAGCAACTCCCGCCGGTGAGTCTTACAAGATCACGGGCTGGAAAGTTTTCAAACCCGGTTTCTGGAAGGGTGATTACTATTCGGCGGCGGACTGCAAACGGGTCGTTGAGAACTTCCAAAAGTACAGCACGGGTGAAGCCCCTTACATCAAGCCGAAAACAAAACTCGGCCACGATGACGAGCAGCGTCTTGCGAACTCGCTTGGGCTGCCGAACCAGGGGCCGGTTGTTGGATGCCGGCTGACCGAAGACGGTGGATTTGAACTCGATATCGACGGCGTTCCGGTCCCAACCGGGAAAGAAATCGAAGCGGGACGAATCAATGACGGATCGGTCGAACTCGATTGGAACGTCCCCGACCCAACCGACCCGCAAAAAGTAATCCCCGGCCCGGTCCTGATGGGCATCGCTTTTCTCGGCGAGGAACACCCAGGCGTAAAAGGACTCCCGGCGCCGAAGGTGACGAAGTTCAGCGAACCAACAAACCGGCAACGCCGGAATATCCGATTCAGCGAGGTCTCACCGATGAACCGCGACGAACTCATTGCCCAACTCAAAGCCAAAGGTCTCGACATCGGGGCGGACCCATCGCTGGCCAACCTGCCCGATGAGGCTCTTGCTGCACTGCTCAAATCGATGCCGGCGCCAGCTGCACCCACGACACCGAGCACGGTGGCCCCGGGCGCGAACATGAGCGGCACCGTTGCCGACACGAACCCGACGCCGGCGACGACGAACCCGAACCCGGATTCGATGATCCCCGGCAAGAACCAATATTCGGCTCTGATGTCCCAGGTTGAAGAATTGAAGACGCAAATGAACCATATGTCTGCGGCGTTCGCCGAAGCGACCAAGGACAAAGAAGAAACGAAGATGGCCGTGGCGATGGCCAAAGATTACCAGGCCGGCATTCGCGAGCAGAAGAAAATCAAAGCCACCACGACGGTCGAAAAAGCGATCATGGAAGGCCGGGCTCTGCCGGCGGCAAAGAACGCACTCATCAACGACCTCTGCCTTCTTTCGAACGAGAAGAAAGATTGCTTCGCGGCCGGCACTGCCAACGCGGGCAAGACCCCGTTCGAAACCGCGTGCGAAGAACTTCTGAAACGTCCCGCCGATCGGCGATTCTCGGCCAACCCGAACCCGCTCGGCAGTGGCAACGGCGACAATCAGATCGACCCAAGCCGCCGTGCCAAACTTCTCAGCGCGACCGAATCGGGCCGGACAGTCCTGCGACGGGAAGCGGCCGGCAAGTAACGAACTCACACAGCCTGACTACCGGGCTGTTTCTCATACCGAAGGCAGACGAGGTTTCCCATGCTGACTCGATCCTTTACTTACAACGAACTCAAGCCGGCATTCGCTCCGGAAATTGCCGTAAAAAGTACGGCACGATTGCCAGTTGGACCGCCGGTTCTTGCCGGCACCGTTCTCGGCCCGACTGGTGTCGTGGCTCGAAACGATGTCAAGACGATCACGACCGGTGGCACGGCAACCGGTGGTTCATTTACGTTGTCGTTCCTTGGCTTTACAACCGGTGCGATTGCTTGGAACTCGACCGCTGCACAGTTGCAAACCGTTCTTGATGCGTTCTTTGGTGCCGGCAACACGGTTGTCACGGGCGGGCCTTTCCCGGCCACGGGTCTCGTCATCACGTTCGGCGGTGTAATGTCGAACGTACTCGTCAAATCGATGACGACGAACAACAGCCTGACGGGTACTTCCCCGACCGTGGCGATTGCGAACACGACGCCAGGCTCGGCCGGCGCCGGTCAACTCGATGTCTACGACAACAGCACGATTGCCGTGGCAAACAGTCTTCTCGCGATCGATTACACGTCCGACGTCAACGGTGGCTACCTCACGGAACGCGGTCCGACTGGCCAACCGTACAACCCGCCGGTTTTTTACTCCGGCTATTTCAAAGTCGCGGACCTCATCGGCCTCGATGCGGCTGCCGTTGTCGACCTTGGGAAAATGGCGATCGGATCGGCCTACAACACGGTCGGCGGCGTTCTCCGAATCACGTAATCAAACCACAAAACCCGGACCATCCTAACTCGTTTGCTCTCGGCAAACATTTATAAATCACAGCGGAGCGGAGTGACATGCCTGATACCTTCATGTTTCCGAGCAGCACGGAACTTTCGCAGATCCAGAAAGATTTGCTGCCGGACCTCGACCCAAATGACCCGCTTCTGAGTTTGTTCCCGTACCGTTATGCGGGGACAAACGAATTAGTGTGGGAACAGGAAGACAACGACTTCGGCCTCATGGAAGTTCGCGGTCTCGATGGCAAACCGGGCCTTGTCCAGAAACTTGGTTTCAATCAATTCAAGATGAAACCCGGTTACTACGGTTCGGTGTACCAACTCACCGAACAAGAACTGACCGAGGCCCGCGGTATCGGGACGTTCGGCGATCCGATCGACATCGATGACCTGGTTGTCAAGCGGACCCGCACGCTGATGGTCCAGCGTTTGAACCGAATGCGGCAAACGATTTCGGATTTCTGCCGGCTCGGTACGTTCACGAATGCCCGCGCTGACGGCACGAGCGTTCACTCGGACATCTTCAACATCACGACCAAAGTGCCGGGCACGGCATGGAGCACGACAGCGACCGCAACGCCGCTGAAAGATCTCCGAACGTACAAGGCGGCAGCCGAACGGAACACGTCCAGTTCGTTCGGGAATAATTCGAAACTGATTGCGAACAGCGTGACGATCAACTACCTGTTGAACAACACGAACGCGAACGACTTGGGCGGCAAGCGATTGGAAGTCGGTTCGACGATCAACAGCTTGGAAGATTTGAATCAGAAGATTCTCGTGGCCAACAACCTGCCCGAAATCGTCGAATACAACAAGACGTATCAAACCGGCCCGCGTGACCGGACGGTTTACACGATGTTCATTCCGGACGGCGACCTGATTTGGGTTGGCGATCGTCCGAACGGCCAACGACTCGGCGAATTCATCGGCACGCGAAACATCAACTCATCCAACGAATCGGATGACGGAATCTATTCGAAGGTTATCGATCTCGGCGAAACCCGCGTCCCGCGTTCGATCGAAGTTCACCACGGTTTCAACGGCGGCATCGGGATCTATTACCCGACCGCGTTGATGGCGATCCGAACGTCGTAATGATTCGATAGAATCGTACCGGCGGCAAAACACCCGGACCGCTGCCCACAACGCAGCGGTCTTTTTCTTTTTCTCAGGAGCCATTCATGGCCGGCCCACAACTGAAAAACTTGCGTATCGTTGCGACGGAAGTCGGCGAATTCAAAAAGGATGATGTCGTTCCCGCTTACGCTCTCGCACAGGCGAACCCTGATGTGCTCGTGGAGAAAAAACTCTGTGCATGGACCGACGATCCGACAACGGTCACGGTTAGCGTCGAATCGCTGGCAGCTGCGGCACCGGATATGTCGACGGATCTGGTCAAAGCTCATTCGAAGTTACTGGCCGACCACGAGGAAGCCCTCGAACAAATCGACACACTTCACGCCAAAGGACTCGACCTCGAATCGCAAGTCAAATCGCTCACGGCCGAACTCAGCCAGAAAGTGAATGACATCGAAACGTATAAGAGCCAGCGCGACAAGGTGATGGTCGAAGTGGAGCAAATGAAATTGCTTCTCCAAGAAGAGAAAAACAAACCGCCGGCGACTCCACCGGCGACCCCGCCAAAGCCTTAATCACAAACGCCACGACTGCACAAAAGTGACCAATGCCAGGACCATACATAACCGCAGTGGAAGTTGAAGCGTATGTGCTAACCCAATTGGGCCAAAGTCCATCATCGACTTTGCCGGCTCACTGGACAAACGCATGTGCTCGTGCGGTCACTCGCGGTTATCAACGTTTGATCATGATTCTGGTCGGTCGTGGCTATTCGATTTCTCAGATTGATTCTTGGAGCGGGCGGATCACTTACAACACCGATTATGCTTGCGCCTACGCATTCGGTTACGGCAACCAACGCAAGGGCGAAGACGACAACAACTCTGAACAAAAAGAACTGGCTCGAATCGATAAGGAGTTGAAAGATCCGGCTACAATTTTGACCGATAGCAGCGGCAGCGTTATCACCCCGGATCTGGTCGTTGGACCGAATCAAGTATCGTCCGGCCGCATGACGCAATTTGACACCGACGCAGCGAATTTCGAAGCATGGCAAGACGGTTTTATTGTCGACCAAAGTTCGACAACTTTTGAAGAGGATCCATTGTGGCGGAACCGGTAAACGTCGATGCGTTGGGTGGAGCGATCAACGCCGCGGTCGGTCCGGCGGCTACGGCGCCGAATGGCCTTCTCGATATCCCGGCCCAACTTGGCAAACGTCTCGGTGTACTCCTTGCATCGGACATGAAAGGATCGATCAACAAAGGCACGAGCCCCGATGGAAAGCCGTTTGCTCCGATCAAACCGAGACCCCAGGGCGGAACAAAGCCACTACTGAACACGGGCGTCTTTCGAAACTCGATCACCGGGAAAGCCGAACCCCATGGGGCGAGTGCCGGCACAAATGCGATCCAAGCGAATCTGATGAACGCCGGCGGCGTGGTCAAAGCGAAGAAAGGGAAAATGCTTGCCATCCCGCTCACACGGGAAGCAACTCGATTCACAGGACCGAGAAGCGGAGCGGCACCTTTCCCTCGACCTTTGACAATCATCAAATCGAAAAAAGGGAAGATCCTGCTCGTTGAACCGTTGACAAAAACCAAAAAAGGAAAGTTCAAGAAGCGGAAAACAAACGCGAGTGAAGACCAGATTGCGGATAACGTTGGATCTGGCCACGGCGTTGTTGCTCACTACCTGCTCACCCCAAGCGTTTACATTCCACCCCGACCGTTCAACGGATTCACTCCGCAGGCGGTCGACGATGCAACGCAGATGGTCATCGAATATATGTTTGGCGGCAAACCATGATAAACGATTACCATTTGCAGATTCGGGCAGCTGTTGCGGCATTGATCGAAGCCGATCGTGTTCAGGCAACGCCACCGATAGGATTGTTGAATATCCGCTCGGTCAAAGAGCAGGATCAATTCGATCCCGAACTGGCAGACGGACCGTTTGTCTCGTGCTACTTGGCAGCCCAGGCCAATCCGTCCGGCGGCTCGACTGGTCGAGACGATTGGAAATTCCCGATCGTGGTTGCACTAGGATCGTCCGGCGTTTATTCGGGTGAAAGAAACGGACCGAGCCCGACGACGTTTCTCGGTGCGATCCAAGATATTTTCCACAACAGACGGCCGGCGGGCGTCCCGTCACTCGTAACGCTCTGCGAAGTGGACCCGCAGGGAGCGGTGGCGATCGAAGAAAAGAAATACGAACAACTCGGGGCGGCGACTACGGTCGTGATGACCGCCCGACTACCGAGAAGGAGATAACATGGCCGGCGCATCTATTACCACATTCATGCAGTGGGCTATCAAGGCGTCGGCTGGCACTCTGCCGGCGACTCAGCTTATTGACAACGTGACGGGCCGAATCGGTGCATCCCAGGAGATTGCCGACTCGAATGGCCAGAACGCGGCATTGACCGGCCGAACAAACCGAATGCGAGTCACGGGCCTGCCCGTGGAGCCGACGTTCAGCTTTGAGCCTACGGCGGTCGAATGGACTTACCTGTTGCCGATCCTGCTCGGTGGCACGTCTGCCGGCACTGCACCGATCGTTTACACCCCAGGAAACGATCTACCGCTATTCAGCGCCCAGGGCGTTGAGGATCGAGCAGGGACGCCGTTCTATCACAACTACCTCAACCTTGCCGTCGACTCGTGGACGATCCGTAGCAGCCCCGGCGGATTGCTTGGACTCGATATCTCGTGCGTTGGCACCGGATACGAGAACACGACCGTCTTCCCGACCCTCACGAACTTCGATAACGTCTATTCGCCGTTCTGTTTCCCCGACCTTACCGGCGACGGGGCGACGGGCCTCGATGGGATATTCACAATCAACGGCACGAGCCGTCTTGCGTTCTCGATCAGTCTGACATGCAGTTACGGCCTCGACCGCGGCCGACGTCCTCACACGCTGGCCGTGCAAGGGCTTCGAAAGCGGACTCGTGACATCGGGTGCCAGTTCCAAATGCAGGCGGACGATGCACAGAACATTTACGCATCGGACCTGCGAGGTCTGACACCGTACCCGGTTGTCATGCGGTGGCGGAACCCAGTCCAGACAACCGAGTACCTTGAAATCAGTATGCCATCGGTCATCTTCCCGTTGCCTGATATCGACCTGCCCCGACGCGAGGAAATTCGGCCGACAGTTTCGGGAATGGCGAAGTACGATGGCACAAATTCGCCTATATTGTTCAAGGTTCAACTCCGAACCTAACACGAGGCGTTTATGGCACGGATTCTGATGGGTGACGGTTTCGATTTCCCCGGCGAGACTTTGCCAACCGATTTGAGTGAGGCGGTCAAATTCAAATTCCGACCGCCCACTCCCCTTTCACTCGCAAAGTATGAAGCCCTTTCAATCGCAAACCCGGAAGCATACGCAGAGGGTTATGCGGAATTCCTTGCCGAGAATATGGGCGAATGGAACGTAATCGGTCCGGATGAAAAACTGATCCCGATTACAAAAGACACGTTCCTGAAATGCCGAGACTGGAATCTTCTCAGACAGTTCCGCGAAGCAATTTTGAAATCTGATACGAAAGCGAAAGACCAGCAAAAAAAATCGTAAGGGCGTTGTGGGTTAAACTCGCACGCCCAAAGTGGGACCGGTCGTGTTCAGACTGCATGAAGTATTACTACGATGAAGCGGGCCGGGTCAAAAAAAACAAACGGACATTAATACCACTCGAAAATATTGGCGGAACGCCATGCCATGATTGCGAAAAGATTCCGGAGCGAGTATTTGACGAAAAGGGAATCGAGATACCAAAGAACCCGGCGACATACAAGAAACTGCGAATGCACGCGGTTGAAATGACGCCGATCATTGCCCAGGCATACCAGCACTATCTGGAATGCCGGGCGGTGGGACAGTTCCCCGATGATCCGATCGTCAGACAGAATGCCGCACTCTTTCGATATGCCACTGACGAGGCAGATAAACAACGGGACGCCGATCGAGAACAGCGTTTGATGGAATTCATTCTTGAGAACCTACCGAGGAAATAATAATGTCCACGAAGACAGTCGAAACTAAACTCGTGTTTTCTGCCGACACTTCAAATTTGAAAAAGTCGATCGAGGAAGTTACGAAAAAAGCCAAAGTAATGAAGGAGGAATTTAACGTCAGTGATGCATCTGACCGCGCCGCAGCTGCGATCAAAGAACGTGCGGCACTGCAATCCGAACTTATTCGCCGTGGCATCATCGAAGACCCGAAACTGGTCGAGCAGAGGAACAAAAGGACTTCGGCTCGTCAGTCTCTTGCACTTGCGGGATTATCTTCGACCGGTCTCGGTGGTGTCGGTTCAGGCATCGGCTCAGGCCAGGCGATCGGCGCTGCATTGGAAGCGTATGGATTGAAAGGAGCGGCCGGATTTGCAGGCGTTGCCGGCGGAGCAATCGCAGCTGGTGGAGTTGCGCTCGACAGTACGATTGCATATCGCAAGGCGACCGCCAACGAATACATGAGCCAATCGAATCGGGATCGCCAATACGCTCTTTCGATTCCCGGTGGCCGACATCTACTTGAAGCCTACGACGTTTTCAACAAAACCGATTACGAACTTGGCCGGCAGCGATCATTCGAACGAGCGAATGAAAACGCGGAACGATTCAGCATCAACGAGAACAAAGCGAACGCCGGAATCGTCAAGGCGATCGGCTACCGTGAACAGATTCAAAACGCGGACTACAATCTTGCGGCCGTTCGTGGAAATCGATTGCCAGGAATCCAGACGTTTGACCGCTCGTCAGCAACCGGCGAACGTGCCGACCGCGAAGCGCGGATCCGATTGCAAGGGCAGACTCAACTTGTCATGGCCGAACGCGAACTGGCGAAAGCAAGCGGCGAGTATGCAGCGAATCGAAGCAAGGCCACGAAACTCACCGAGCAGGAAGTTGCGATCCGAAAAGATTACACGCTTCACGTCCGGCAATCGGAATCGGGAACTGACGCTTCGAAAAAAGAATCGCTCTTGAAAGTGCAGGCTCTCAACAACGACCTAATCAAGATCAACCAGGCCCGTGAACAAACCGATGCAGAGGCGATCGGTATCAAATTAAAGATCGGCGAAGCAACAAAAGGACGATCACAAGCTTTGATGGCTCAGCGGCAGAATGAAATCGATATCCTTGCTCAGCGAGAATCGACAGCATCGAGCACGGCGACACGATTGGGCGGAATGGGCCCGGGCGGTCGAGCGGTCGGACTCGCGGCGCTGGAAGCGTTGAAACAGATCGGCATCGAGAACGCACCGCCGGAACTGATATCACAAGCCGCGTCCGTTGCCCCGCTCGAAATTCAAAAGATGTCGGAAGCCGCGGGCGGGAATCTCGGTGGCGGATTCACCGATCGGTTGCGACAACTCGCGCCGGAAGATACTCGCGATCTCGGAAACCTTGGCGGCATACGAAAGGAATTGGACCAGAAGCGGATCGAGCAACAAGCCGAACAACAGGCGGCAGATGAGACGGTTGCTTCAACTGCGTTGGAAGCAAAGAAAGCACTCTATGACCTGCTTGATTTTTTGAAGAACGATATCCCGCTTGCGATCAATGACCTTGCAGCACGAGTGCGACTTGCAGCGAACCAACCGTAATCACCGACGATGAAGCGTGGCGTTCATGTCGTAGAGATAGGCACAATTTTGATTCTGTTTGACAAGTTCAATCATCTTGTCATCGACCTGATGATATTCGGCGGATTGACTGACGGGATCAAATTGTTTACGCTGTTCATAAAGCGAACGCATTTTGCGAAGATCACCGGCGTTGGACATATAGTCCATAAAGTAAACGAAAGCTGCAACCGCGATGATAGTAGCGGCAACCGAAGTTGTAGTTTGAAATGCTTTAGTGTCTGTATTGTTCATGCGGTCATCATATGCGTTTTGAATATTTGCTGGCAACTCCGCGATAGAAAATAGGACCGCAACCAATGGAAGGATCATGTGCGAGCAGTCTACGGCCAATATTCGTTTCAAGTCAACGGCGTTGAATTCACGACGCGGACTCAGGTCGTGCAAACGTTAGGCGGTCGACCGTACAAATACAAAACGTTCTTGAACGGTAAGGGACAACTACTCGCGATCGGTACACAGCCACTTTCAGCACTTCAACTTCAACTTGAAGCAGCATTCGGGCAAGTCGGCGGAAATTTCCTTCTCTATGACGACAACAATGCGTTGACCTCGATCCGGTTACTTTCGACCGGTGCCGAGTACCCAGGCGTCGTTGTCACGGACTATTCTTTCCCCGAATCTCGCGGTGGTGAACTCGTCACGGGCCGAACGTTCCAATTCTCAGCCGAAGCGACATACGCGAGCAACGGAGCGGCCGGTGCGATCCTCGACTACACCGAATCGATCAGCCAAGTTGGTAACGGTGGCCCCCAGGTGAATTGGCAGAACGCATTCAACGGACCCCCCGCCCCGGTTCGAACGTTTCCGTACACGATGGTTCAAATCATTCAACAGGGATCGGCGACCGGTTATCTTGCGTACCCAACGCCACCGTTGCCAGTTCTTCCAAGTGCATACGAGCAAAATCAACAGGACTCGATCAGCAAAAAAACTCCGAAGCCAAACGGCACGGAATACACGATCGAATGGAAGTATGTTTTCCAGTATCCCGGCCCGTTGCCGAGGCCGCTTTTCCCCACCGTCTACATCGGGTAAATCATGGCATTAAAAACATGGCAAGGCCGGGCGCTGGCCGTTTCTCAGATCACGACGTTGACCGTGGGCGGCACGATCGGAACCGGGGACACCGTAAGCGTGACGATCAATCGGAAGACGGCCACGGCCACGGCACTCGTCAGCGACACGGCCGCGATTCTGGCCGGCAGACTGTACACAGCGATTCAGGCGTTGATTCAAGCGGGCAGCGCACCCGAATTCAGCGAGATTACTTGGGTCGACCCGACGATTGCAGCGACGGCATATTTCACTGGCACGAGCGCGGCCGGCGTTCCGTTCACGATCACAACCGCAGTGACGGGAACAACAACACTCACCCAAACAGCGACCCAGGCCGCCACGGGCCCGAACTGGTTCGACAACGCGAACAACTTCGACACGAATAGCGTTCTCGTGGGGGGCGACGATTTCACAAAGCCAGCGAACACGCCGGACATTCTTTACGGACTCACCGCCGCCGCCGCTCTCGATCTCGGTATCGTGAAGTTGTTGGGTGGGAACATCGGCCTACCAGACCGGCACGGCAGCAGTCCCACCGACGCAAACAGCTACTTTGAATATCGAACGCTTCACCTGCAAATCAAATCGTCAACCGCTTGCTACATCGGCGACGGAACGATTGCACCGACGTTTTGCCGGTTGAAGATCATGGGCACGACCGCCACGCCGATCCGCGTCATGAGCGGTTCGACGTCGAACGCAGCGGACGCGATCCAGATATCGGCAGCGGCCGGCACGTCTCACTCGCTCACGATCAATGGTGGCTCGGTGGCGATTGCCCCGTCCGCCGGCGAGACGATCGATTTGTCATCGTTGCGGATCGGGACAGAAGGCCCGATTGGATCCTTTGGCTCGACCGACGTCGACCCGATCGTATCGATCGGACTCGGTGTCACGACGATCACCGCGGCCCGTCAGTACGGCGGCACGGTCACGAGCAACGCATCATTTGCCGCGTTGACGATCATCGCCGGAACGTGGAAGCAAGACCAGGGCACGCCGGGTACGGTATCGATGACCGATTCGGCCGGAACGTACATTTGCACCGGCACGGCGAGCCATGGCGCGATTACCGCACGAGGGGCGGGCGTCGTTGTCGACTTCACCGGCGACTCGCGACCGATCACCGTTGCCGCGTCGACGTTCAACGAGGGAGCCGCGTTGTACAATCCGCAGCGGATCAATTGTGCGGGTGGATTCACGTTCGACAAAGAGAGCGTAGCGGCATCGCAGATCGGCAACTCGATTTCTGTCGTGATGACCGCAGCATAAGGGAATTTGATGGGGGTTTTGAGTGGTGTTTTTGTGGGGTAATGAAACCACCAAATTATGAAAATCAGACACCCATTTTCCATAAGTCTATGATGGACATTGATTAATGAACCCGCCAACTGGCGGGTTTAGAAAAAGGGCCGTTTATGTCGCTTCCCCCAGGAACCCGAATTCTTAATGTCACATACCCCGGAATCAAAAACGGGGTCCGTTCATTTCATTACGACTGCCAGCACGGCATCAGCCCGAACACGGCATTGATTGTCACCAACCCGCAGAACGATCCGCCGGCCAGTTTTGGAACGCTCACATGGTCGGACGGAATGATGGGTGGGGCGTTGGCTGAATGCAAACTGAAAAAAATGTCGGCGTCGTTTTCGGGTGAAGGATTTGTCTACACGCTCGAAATCCTCGATCGACGTTGGCAATGGGAACACGGAACGTTCCCCGGCGGTGGCGGTCATTACAACCAACTCGACCCGCACAACAAACTCATCCCGTGGACAATTCGCAGCCCGACCGAGTTGGCTTTGCTCTGCATTCAGGCGATGGGAGTGAAGAGTTTTTTGATCAACGGATTGCCGAAAGGTTTATCGAGTGCGGACGGTGCGAAACAAATCGACTACTTGAAAACGGGACAAAATTACCCGCTCTCGTCAGCGAACCCGCCGGTGAATTGGGATGGCATCCCGCCGGCGATTGCTCTTTCGGAGTTGTGCGAACGATACGGATGCCGGGTAATGTTTCAGCCGTTCCAAGATCGGCTATTGATCGATCGTCTTGGAAACGGAATCCCGCTTCCCCAGGGCGGAAGCATTTCAGTTTCATCGTTGACGGTTTCGGCGCCCGAGACTCCGATCGCGGTCGGCGTTTACGGTGCCCCGACCGAATACCAAATGAGACTGCCATTGAAACCGGTGGCCCTCGAATGGGACGGGCACAATCATTACGTCGATCTTCTCGATGTCAGCTATGCCCCACAGAACCCGAACGGGAACCAGAATCAAATCACTCGATGCGAAGTTCGGCCGTTGGCTGATGCGACGTCCGGCTCGGCGACGTTGACGGCATGGATCAATGGCGTTTCGTATGCCGCGACAACTCTCGCATCGCTCGTTAACATCATCAACGCAAATGTGTGGGTGAGATCGGCGGGAATCAGTTGCGTGCTCACCTCGGCCGGCGTGATGACGTTGACCGGATCCAAACCGGAACCGTTTGACGTCCGTTGCACGATTTCCGGCGGCAGCACGACGCGAAGTCGTTTTGATGCACGAATCACACAGCCACATAAAAACGTTCTGGTCTCGGACTGGTCAAAATCTGTCCCGCCGACGTTCCCAGGCATCCAAAGCACGAAACGACTTTCGCTATTCGACGCACGACGATTGGCCGCTCAATCAGTTTGGCGGTCGTATCGAATCATGGATGAGGACGTTGAATTCGCTCACAAGAACGCGAGACTTCGACGGCTCGGATATTCGGTCCCGTTCAAGCCGATCGTCGTTCCCGGCTATGGCCCAATCAAGGACCGCCGGCAGCTTATCATCACATCACGAAAAGTTGACCAGGTTGTTCCATCACCGCGGTTGCAGGGCGGCATCGCACTCAATCCGCAAGTTGTTCAAGGAACGCTCGGTGGTGGTATCCTGCCCGAATACTACAACGGCATCGCACGTAGCCAAACGGCTCGTGTCTATGGCCAGTATGCGATTCAATGCGGATCGAGTACCGTTCTTTGGAACACACGATCGGGAAGCAACACCGACCCGATGACGCTCTTGAAAGTGGATTTCAGTGTCGATGCGTTTGCACAAGTCATCACGTTCAACGAACCCATTTATCGAGCCCCGGACCAGGGCGGGCAGGGAATCTATTACGACCCTGAATTAATCCTCGAATGTGCCGTAATCGTTCGCGACCCGGTGACGTGGACCGAGGTCCGCCCGTCGTTTTATTACGGATTGGAAGGCGGCGTTGCCCTGCCTGAATACCTCATCAAAGACGATGTTATTGCGAACGTTGTCGGTGTGTACGACGAAAAAACGAACCATCTTCTTTCAATCAAATCGCCACCGGAAGACGTCGATGGTCCATTGCGAGCCCAGCAGTATCTTTTGGGAATGGCGGCAAAGTATCAGACAACGGCATCACAAGTTTTGAAGTGGAACGGGATCATGAAGATCGATCCCGATGGTCTGATTCAGCAAGTTTCTTTCACAATGGCTCAAGGCGGCATTTATACGCACGCGAGCACGAACAGCGAATTCTCGACCTACTTGCCGTCGTATGGAGCAAGACGGAATCGCGAGAACCTTGCTGCCGATCCCGATGCAGTCCAGCGGAACATCGGCGACAAAGGGCCGGGGAATAATTTCCTGCGTGATGGTGCCCTTGTCGCGGCTCGTCGAATGGGAGGCGGCTAATGATTGATTTCAAAGCGAGAATAATCTGGATTCCTGTTTACAACTCAACAGCCGAAATAATTCCCGGCTGTGCGTTGATGGAAATTGTTGCCAACCCACCGACAGACAACGGCCAAGATGTTGATGGAAACTGGATCGTTAGAAAGCCGACGATCGACGGTAATACGCGAGTACTCGTGAACAGTGAAGTTGAAATACCGCCAGGCGGTTTTGGCGTTGGCCATCGTGATAACAACGCCGTTCTACTTTACGATACAACTGTGGACCTGCCGCTTTGCAATGATCAATATGGTTCAAAAAATGGATCTTGGATGGCGTATAGAAACAACGCCGGATTCCGCATCGATCATGCTGGTAATGGACGAGCAAACGCTTCTCGTGATTTAGCAGGCGGAACAGGGACCGCTCAAAAAGCGGTAATGATAACTACAGGAACTCTTGTTCCTGCCAGCGGTGGCGATCTCGCATACTACGCGGCAACCGAACAATCATTAGTCGCGGGTGCGTGGTCAGCTGGCGATACCGTGAGAGCAATCAACACGGGTACAGCCGATCCAAAATCAGGGAAACGATATCCTGCGACATTCATTGGATACGCAGTCGATGGCGTTACAAAGTGTTATGCGATTAAAGCGGCGAAGACTACTGTTTTGACTGACGTCACCGTATCATGCTCTCTTGGCAATATCTCAACTGCCAAAGTCACAAGCGACATTGACATCGACCTCTGGTAAAACATGGCAACAGCAACAGTAACAATAGGTTGTGAAGGCTCGTGCTGCTGCCAATGCTACGGGTGCAACGGGAAAGGGTATTACTCAGAATACGATCTTGTTTGCACTTTTAGCGGAACCCCTGTTCCTGCTGCGTTTCCATCGGCCGGGTGCAATTGCAGCAGTTTCGATAACACAATTCGTCTCAAACAAGTAACAAGCGGAATTGGAATTCGCGGAGCCGTTACCTTAATCGATACAACTCTTTCACCGTGTCGAAATTTAGGCGGCGATACTTACCCTGACTCGTCTCATTACATTGAAGACCCTTGCCCAACAGCATCAACGCCTGCGAACATAGAACTATATTGCCCGTGCGTGTGGGTTAACGATTCAACACAGTCTTTTAGTTTGCTGCCATGTTTGACATCGACAGGTACGATACAAAATTTTATCAGCACAATCGCGTTGGTATTATTCCCGCCTCGACAACCAGCATGGGCAGTGTTTCCACCGCCTGAATGGGGGATAAACGTATTGCATATGGATTGGGGTTATGACCCATCGAACCCTTTGGGCGTCAAATACTTCATGGACACGGGGCTTTCAGACAAAGGCCACTGTATTTTTTCGATGGATTGCAACGGCGGGATTTCTCCGATCGTATCTGCGAACGCTTACTGCACTGCTTGCTCATCTTCGGCAGCATTCGGCGGTGGCGGAACGACAGTCGTTGTACAAGGTGTGCCAGGAGTTATTTCGACAGGTTGCTATATGTCAAGTATGGCCTTGGTTCCGGTCGCATCGTCTTGGAAACAATGCGGCCAAAATTCTGATGGGACAACCTATACCGGGTCATCATCGTCGACCGCACCAACTTTCATGTCGACCGCGCCGACATCGGCAAAATCTCTTCCAACAATTCCGCACCCGGATCGCTGTTCGAATCTTGGCTCAAGAACAGAATTCCGTGCCGGTTGCAATGGCTGGCTTTGCAATCATGACTGTAATATTGGCTTGCCGGCGTTGCCTGGAATATACTGCCAAACGTGCGAATTCTATGATGCAGATCCAGACTATACCGATCAAGGTCCGGCCGGTTGGTTGAAGTAAAACATCGCTGGCAACTGATACCCCGATAATCCCCCCTGTTAGACTTGCAGGGGGAACACCGTGTCTGAATCATTCGTATCGAGCCCGACAGTAACCAGACCGACCGACACGAACCCATATACAGCCGGTGATGTCGTTGGTGGGGTTATCACTTTTCAAAACGCTGCACTAGGCGGCGGCGGGAACATCTTTGTCAATTTCGTTTCTCTTTTGTGGAATCTCGCGGCCGTTCCTTCCGGCATGACATCATTTCGGTTGCACCTTTACAGTTCATCGCCACCTTCTGCAATAGCGGATAATGCGGCCTGGGATCTCGCTGCCGGCGATCGTTCGGCATATCTCGGCTACATCGATCTTGGCACGCCCGTCGACGTCGGCTCGTCTCTATACGTCCAGACGGTTGGGTCCAGTTTGACAATGCAGCAGATCGCAGCGTTATCAAGTTCTCTTTACGGATATATGGTCACGAACGGCGGGTATACTCCCGGCGCGAATGACTCGTTTGTTCCATCACTTCGCTCAATCGGGGTGTAATTTGTTACCGTCAAAATTTGTGCCGATTATTTCCGGCGGATCAAATAGGAACTTAATCCCGG